ACCTTATGATATTTATGTTTATCAATTACCTATTGAGTATCTAGCGGTTGTTCATAGAGACGGAAACGTTCCTTCTTTTATTAAAGAACCTGTTATAATTCATCACCAAGCCAGTAGACGAACCAAAAGAATGGAGTTATAATTTGAAAGAACAAAAAATTATTACTAAAGAAATCGACCTAAACAATATTGTACCTAACAAATTCAACCCGAACGTTATGCCTAAGGGAACGTATAAGAAGTTATTGTCTTCTCTTAAACTTATCGGCTTGTTGAGTCCTATTACTGTTCGTTATCTTGATAAAGAATACGTTTATGAGATTATTGATGGACAGCATCGTGTTCAAGCCCTAAAGGAGCTTGGATACAAGAAGGCTACTTGTATCATTAAAGAGTGTACTGACGAGGAAGTAAAAGAAATTATCTTCGCTTCGGGTATCAAAGGGAAACACGATAGTTATAAGAGTTTAGAAATTATTGAAGAACTAGGAAAAAATAGCGATAATCAAAAATTAGACGCTTGTAATCTTGATAGAAATAAAGTTAAGAGGCTTACTAAGTATTCAGGAATACCTAAATCTAAGTCTACTAAACATCTGAAAGACGAAATTCATACAGATACAGTAGAACCTTGTACTGATTATAAGCCTATTTTTCTTTGTCCTCTTCCTCAAGAAGAATATCAAGATTTAATGAATCTTTTAAAGTCGATTGATAAAGACCTTGTATTATCTCTAATTCAATTAAAGAACGAATATAAGAGGTTAAAGAGTGTTTAAAAACTATTACAGCCACTATAAGTGCCGTTTTGAGACAATCTTCGCTCCTGGAACTCGAATGCTTCAAAATGGCTTTCCTTTGAAGGCTGATACTCATCAATCCTGTACAGGTTTTTGTCTTCACGGAGATACTAATGTATATTTATACGACGGAAATGCAATTAAAATAAAGGACATTAAAGTAGGAGATAAAGTATTATCTGTTGATATAGATAAGAACTTTGAAAGACAAGAAGCTACTGTTTTAGCTATAGGAAAAAGAGAAGTAGAAGAATATTATACTTTTAAATTAGGAAGAAAAAGACTTAAAATTACAGGAGAACATCCTGTTTATACAAAAGAAGGATGGAAAGAGGTAAAAGACTTAACTAAGAATGACTATGTGAGATGGTTTCAGATTCATAACGCTGAGACTAAGAAAATTTGTTCAGAGCAAAAACTAGGAGATAAAAATCCTATGTGGAAACCTCTGACTTTACAAAAAATTACAGATGCTTTTCAGGAATTATCTCATAATCCTAGCGGTTGTTGGGTAAAGGTAAGGTATTTACAGAAAATTAAAGAAAAAATCACCGTATATAATTTTGAGTGTACTCCTAACAATAACTATTTAGCTGAGAAGTATTTAGTTCATAACTGTAAGTTCTGTCTAGGGGACGAATTTAGAGAGTCAGTTTTAAAGCGTAACGGTATTCAACAAAATAAGAAGGTAGCTAGACTTCTTGATATTAAAAAGTTCTCTAGGTTTGTAGAAAACGCTTATCAGAATAAAAGAACAGCTACACCCTTTATGGATTGGGCTATTAGAAATAAGGGTTTTATTGAATTAGGGACTACAGGCGAGACTTTTCAGAAAGAAGATTTGTTCTTTAGAACTAGCTACAATTTCTTAAAGATTTGTTCAGAATATCGTATTCCGTTATTTTTAAACACTAAGTTAGGACTTGTTTGCAATAACGAGGAATATTTTAATCTTTTAGCTGACTATAAAGCTCCTATTGTTGTTTGTTGTTCTTTTTCTACTACGGATGACGCTGACGGAAAGATTTTAGAGCCTTTAACTCCTCTTCCTTCGGTTAGGCTTAAAACATTAAAGGCTTTAGGACAGTATTCTCATATCAAGACTTGTATTTACGCTTCTCCTTTTATTCCTAGTATCACGAATAAAGACCCTGAGAAGTATATCAAGGACGTTATGGAAGCGGGAGCGTTTTGTGTTCATTTAAGAGATTTCTTTATTCAGGGAAGTATTAGAAACAATTATTATTGGAAACAATATATTGAGAAGAATAAAGAGTTCCTAGAACCTTTTCCAGGAGGTTATCATGTAAATTATGCCACTAAGAAGAAGTTCTATCAGAAGTTTACTGAATTAGGTAAACAGTATAATCCTCAGTTTGAAGTAGTAGGGATGAAGGCTAAGTGGTTTGAATTGAATCCTTTTCACGGAAAAGCCGTTTATGACTATCTTCCTAAAGAGTTTAAGGACGGAGTTTCTGATTTTACCGCTATCCCTATCTTAAGGAAGATTAGAGAGCGTTTAAACGAGCCTCAGTTACTGGTTTATAATAAGCTAGGACACGACCCTAAGAAGATTAGGCTTCCTGAGCGTATTAGAAGTAACGAGGGGAATATTAATAATGTTATGGATTCGAGGTCGAACTGTTCTACTCCTGATGTTCAATATGAATTAACAGGAGAAGAATGGCTTAAAGGAGTGACGTGGAACGGATGGACGAAGGATGAACCTAGCGGTTTTATGAGCGAACTAGACTATATCTTTCCCGTAAAAGGAGCTAAGGGATATACTAAAGACGAGGACGGAAATTATCTTTACGCTTATATCCCTAAAGAATATTTCAGATTAGTTAAAGATGAAAGTAAAACTCGTTTATTTACACCTACAGAAATGAAAGAGTTTAAAAATCCTTACGTCGATATTCTAGACGTAGGAAAGTTTTATATTCCTGAAAGACAAAGAGGAACGGAGGATAAATTTCTTGTCTAAAAAAGTTACTATAGCTTGTTTTTCGGATAATCACGGAAAAATTGTAAAGAATATTCCCAACGCTGATATTGTGATAGCTTGTGGAGATGTTACGTATGACGGAACGAGATGGAGTTTAGACAAATTCTTAGGTTGGTTCTCAGAGCTTCCTCATAAAGAAAAGATTTTTATAGCGGGGAATCACGATTTTTGTTTACAGAATGATATTTGTAAGGCTATGATTCCTAAGAATGTTGTTTATCTTCAGGATACTCTTTATAAATCTAAAACAGGATTAAAGATTTACGGAAGCCCTTATGTTCCTAAATTTTTTGATTGGTGTTTTATGAAAGAAAGAGGAGAGGAAATATCGGAGGTATGGAAAAAGATTCCGAAGGGACTTGATATTTTAGTGACTCATGGACCAGCCTCAGGAGAATTAGACGAGAATAAAAGAGGAGTACAGTGCGGATGTTACGATTTAGGGAGGTATATTAATATTAAAAAACCTAAAGTTCATCTGTTCGGTCATATTCATCACAGTCGGGGTATGAAAAAGCTAGGAGATACTCTTTCAGTAAATTGTTCAATTTTAGATGATGATTATGATTATGTTTACAAACCCTATTTAATCGAGGTAGAAAAATGATAAACTTTAACGGAAAAGTTACAAATAGACCTTATTTTGTTCTGAGACAGCTCTTTCTAGCTTCTCTTGTTATTTTAATGTTTTGTTTATTTGTTAAGATAGCTTATTCAGAGGAAACAGAAAGTCAAAAACGTTATATTCAAGGAATTGAAGACGAAATCAAAAGGCGCCATGAGCTAGAAATGGCTAAGGCTCAGATTGAGATTTTAGCTAGGTTAGAGATGGCGGGGGCTTCGAGGATTAATGTTTCTAACGGAAGCTATAGTTCTTCTGAAAGTAAGAATAAAATTAATAATATATTCAAAAACAATAGTACTCAGAAAAACACAAACAAGTAAGAGGTATTCATGAAGAATGGCTATGATATTCGGGTCGTCTATGACGAAGAAAAGAATAAGATTCTTCTAAAACCTGAAGGAAAAGAAATCTACATTTTCGGTCAAGGAGATGATAATAAAAGAGAAGATATTTATAATAAACTGAAAGATAAAAACATCTTCTTTCATAAGCTCTTTTACGCTCTTAAAAGTAAATTAACAAAGCTTAAACTAGCTCTTATCAAGAACTATCAAATTGATACATTTTATGAAAGCGATATTAAGGTAGCTAGAGAACTTAAAAAAGAGAACAAGGATTTAGAGGTATTTATTCCTGTTCCTGATTTCTCTAACTCCTTAGATAATAAGGACATACGACAAAAATTAAAGGATTTTAATAGCTAGGAAATATATTTCAAAAAGGGGTTGACTTTTAAGCGTTTTTTGATATTAAGAATTGTAGGAGGAGATAAAAATGAAAAAAGGTAAGAAAGAAGTTCTTACAATAGAATATGACCCTTATAGCTACATTTACGAGTTAAGAAACGTCGTTACTGAAAAACGCTATATAGGGCAAACTAAAAATTTAAAATTGAGACAGTGGACACACTTCTATAAGCTAAAAGAGAATAAACACGGAAATAAGGAATTACAGAGGGATTTTAATAAGTACGGAGAAAGAAACTTTGTCTTTTCTGTAATTGAGAAAGTTTTAGAAGGAGAAGCTAACAAGAGAGAGAAGTATTGGATAAGGTCGCTTAGAGAAAGAAATTTATCTTATAATCTTCAAGACGGAGGTAGTCCTGAAGATAAACTAGTCTCTAATGAAACATGGAAGAAACTAGTTTTAGCTCATATCGGTAAAAAACACAAAATGTCAACAATAGAGAAGATGAAAAAAAGTCAAAGGGAACGTAGGTTAAAAGAAAAAGGATTAATCAATGTCTAAAAATAGTAAAGCTAATAACAGTAAGACTAAAGAAAGTATGAAGTGTAGTTTTTGTAATAAGAAAAGGAATACTTCTTTTTATTCCCTTTCTAAGCTTTTAGTAATGACAGATAAGAAAGTTGTCGAAGTAGGATTACTCTCTTTAGTTAAGAATCTTAATTCTTATACTATTAAACATTGTATTCATTTATCGGGTTCTGAGATTATCCTTTTTAGACCTGATATTTTTGTAGAATATCTTAAGGAATACTTTAAAGAGAATATTGTTTCTTATAGCTTTAAAGAATATCAAATTTGTGAACACTGTTTTAAAGAGTATAAGATTTTAGTTCCCGAAAAATAAGGAAAGGATAAAAGATGAACACTGAATATTTAGAAAAACTTTACGGTAAGGATAATCGTTTAGAAGAATTTTTTAGTCTAGTAGCCTCTCAGCTTCTTTACGGAGGAAAAAAATACGCTCTAAAAGGAGCTAAGTCTAGAGAAAGTACTGATGAGCTTTTTGATATTCACGGAATGACTTGGTTGTTTGGGACAATCCACAAGTACTGCTTTCGCTTCTCTAATCTCAAGAGAGAACGAGATTTACTTAAGATAGCGACTTATGCTTATTTAGTTTGGTTAAAGAGGGGATTTTTCTGTAAAGCGTCAGGGGTTTCCGAAGGATTAGATACTTCTCTAGCTATTAAGGAAATGTTCTTTCCGACCTTTCAGAGTTTAGTGACTGATTTCAGTAAACATTTTTCAGTCAAAGGCGAACCTATTCAGGTTATCGCTAATTTAATGTCGATGTGGTCAAACGGAATGTGGAGCGATATATCGGAAGAAGCTATTTTCACTGTCTTTTTGCTTTCCTACTCTGTTTGGGAAGCAGAGGGATGGAAAGGAGAAGACCAAGACATCAACAACGAAGAAAAGTCTAAGGTCGGATAATATGAAAGACGAAGATTTGTTTGAAGAAGAACAGTACTTAGATATTGTAGGTTATTGCATTTACTGTAAGGAACCGATTCAGTTTCAAGAAGAATATGTTGTTAAGGGGAAAGATTTTTATCATCTTAATTGTTATAATCAATTAACGCAATATTCGGAAGACTATGGAACAGATACAGACGAAGACGTATAATAAGAGAGTAGTTCTTGTTGACATTTCATACTTTATGTTTGCTAGTATATTCTCTTACGCTAAAAGAAAAGATTATCCCCCTACTTTTACGGCTTTAAGGATGATGATAGGAAATCTTAAGCGAGTAGGTATTCGCCCTGACGATTTAGTTATTCTAGCGGTAGATAGTAAGAAGGGTTCGTGGAGGAAGGAAATTGACCCCGCTTATAAAGCTAATCGTAAGGAAAGCCGTGAGAAACATGATATTGATTGGAAGAAACATTTTGAAGAGTTTAATGATTTATATGAGAGGTTAGATGGAGGAACGCCCTTTCATGTGTTGACAGTAGAGAAATTAGAAGCTGATGATATCATTTCCTTTAGTTGTCGCTATTTTAAAGACAGGGAGTGTATTATTATTAGTGTAGACGCTGATTATGAACAGTTAGTAGCGTTTCCTAATGTTAAGCTTTTCAGTCCTATTTCAAAGAGATATAAGACAGTAAAAAATCCTTACGCTGTTTTAGCTTCTAAGATTAGGAAAGAACAAGCGGATAATTTAATAACGGAAATCCACACAGAGCTGGATTACGAAAAGAGAGAAAAAATTGTCAATCTTCTTAGATTACCTGAAGAAATTGATAAAAAGGTCGAGGAAGTAATTCACTTCCTCCCAGAAAAGGACTTCGACTATGAACTAATACCCTTCAATTCGATACGAGAATCTTTCAAGACGATATACGGAAATGAGAAGTATATTGTTCCTGAGAACTCTTTAAGTCGAGCTGAAAAACGAAAACTCCGTGAGGAGAAGCGGATTCAGAAACTCAAAGAGAAATACGAAAAAAAATTAAAAAAAATTGAACAGAAAAATAAACTGTTCTAACAAGGAGAACAATCAATGAAAGTGTTAGCAATTGGAAAGGGAGGAAAAGTTTTTAAGGTCGGAACGAATGAGTCGGATGCGAAGTGGTATGTCACGGATGAGGTAGCGCAGTACGCTAAACAAGTCAAGATAGGTGATGAAATTGAACTGAAGGCTAGGGTTGAAGGTAGGAATAACATTCTTACTTTTATCAAGATTACAGGGTCTTCAGCTCCTACAGGAGGTACTACGGCTTCTACTCCCTCTAGTTATCAGAAAAAGGCGTGGACTCCTTACGAGAAGCCTCAGGAAGTTCAGGACAGTATAAGACGCCAAGCATGCGCCCACGCCGTGAGTAGAACTCTTATCGGTCTTCAGGGACAGTTTGATGTTAATAACGTTACTGAAATCATTGATGTTCTTTTCGCTAAGTATCTTGATTTAACTAAGTAAAAAATATAAAAATCGTAACTGTGCTAAAGTGTGAGGATTCGTCACCCTCTTTGAGGCTACAGAGCCTACCCGAAACTATCTAGGAATATAGCGACCGATGACAAACGGTAAGCCTTACAGATTGTCTAGACAAAAAGTAAGGTCAACGGATAGTAGTTACGATTTATTTTTTTAACTGAAAAGGAACTCATGAAAGAAATTCGTCTTAAAACTATAGAGTATTTAGAGAAAGTGGTTCCTAATTTTAAAAAGACTAGAGGAAAGAATATCAATTTTACTTGTCCTCAATGTCTTTCTGACGAACCGACTTGTCATTTAATCTCTCCTACTGTCCCTGTTTTAATGTGTACAAAGTGCGCTTCACAGGGAAAGGGAAGATTAGGATATGTAGATGAGTACTACGCTAAAGTCAGAAATTGTACGCCTGATGAAGTATTACAGGATATTGTTAAAGTATTATCTTTAACTACTCCCGCTCCTAAGACGCTTAAAGAATTTCTTGATTTTTATGAACAAATGAAATTTGATTTAGTTCCTGTTTCTAGGAATAGTAAAGCTCCGATTGAAATGGCTTGGACTACGAAAACTCATACGGATAGGAAAGAGTGGGAGAAGTGGTTAGAGAATAAACTGAATATCGGAGTTAAGGCAGGAGAATGTTCTAACGTTACTGTCATTGATATTGATACGGCTGAAATTCCTGAAGAGATTGATAAGCTTAAAGGAGAAGAAGTTCTTATTCAGAAGTCTCGTCAAGGATGGCATCTCTTCTATCAGTACGAACCTGAACTTGTTACTACTCGTATTGATGAGATGAAGATTGATATTCTTAATAACGGAAAACAATGTATTCTTTATCCCTCTGAGATTGACGGATATTTTAGACAGTTTGTTACTGATTTGAAACCTATTCCGAAGATGCCTTCTGCTTTGAAGGATTATATCAAAGAAAAAACAGGAAAGAATCCTGTTACTAAGACCTTCTCTGAAATTCTTAAAGAGGATATTCAAACAGAGAATTTTCATTCAGACGTTATTCAAGAAGGTAATAGAAATAACTTTATGATTCGTTTAGGAGGAATCTTAAAGAAGGAATTAAATCTAGGACAAGTTTGTTATACTCTTGATATTATTAATCGTCATTTTTGTAAGCCTTCTTTAGACCCTAGAGAATTTAGAAATCTTGTCAATCAAATTGACAAATATGTTTCTAATGATTTAAATGATACAACTTCTAAAGTATTAGCTTATCTTAAACTTGTAGGAGAAGCTACAGGACGAGATATTCAAGAAGTATTAGGAGAAAAGAAAGAGATTGTTGATAAAGTATTAGCTCATCTTATGAGAGAAGGATTAGTTCTCCGTAAGAATAGAATGTACATAGCCGTGAAGAGAGCTGATTGGAAGAATGAGTTTCCTACTCTTTCTCCTGAAGTTCCTTTTAAAGTTCCTTATTTCAATGATGTAGCTCATTTTAATTACGGAGACATGATTCTTTTAGGCGGTAGAAGTAAGGTAGGTAAATGTATTTCCGAGGGATTAGTGTATACAAATCAAGGACTTAGAGACATAGCCGATATAGGAAAAAATCATCCTGATGGAACTTCTACTCTAACAAAACATATAAGAGTATATAGCGGAGATTGGAAGAGAAAAACTTTTACTCATCCTAACTATTTTTACAAAGAAAAAGTTAATAATACAATAAAAATAACTACTCATCACGGCTACGAGTTAGAGGGTACACCAGACCATCCTATTTTGGTTGTTAAACAAGGAACTAATAATATGTCTGAAACGGAATGGAAAAAACTCAGAGATATTACAGAAAAAGACGAGGCGGTTTTAGTTACTCCTAAGAACAAACAGTCTAAAAGAATAAAAAAACAATACATTCCTATTTTTAAAGTATCCAAACACGCTACAAATTTAAAACATACTGATTTTGACATGAGAATTACTCCTGAAATGAGCAAATTATTCGGCTATATAACAGGAGATGGACATGTCTATCATAGTAATGTAAGAATTTATCAGAATAGTAAGGATACTCCTATACACGACGAAATTAGACATCTATGTAAAAAAATAGGGCTTCCTTTAAAAGAAACAATTTCTAAAAACGGAAATATGATTACATTTATAATTTCCTCTGTAAAGTTTTCTTTTTTCGTTAGAAGAAAGTTATTTGAGATAAGAAACAATAAAATATTTAACATCGGAAGTCGTTTTAGATTCTTTCCTCGTTGTATTTTATCGGCTAATGAAGAAGTACAGATAGGGTTTATAGAAGGTCTTTTTAATTGTGAAAGTTGGATAAATAAACAAAAGGGAATCAGCGTAGGGCTAACTAATCCAAAGCTAATTAAACAGCTTCACGTTATTCTATTAAAATTTGGAGTAATAAGTAGACTTAGACTGCGTATAGGATATAAAGGGCACGAGACGGGAAGATTAACTATACCTGCTTATTTCGTACAAAAATTTCTTAAAACCTTTAATTTAGCTAAAT